TAGCATTGTCATTTCCTCCTTTATAGATTAATTATCTGTTAATAATTAGGGATTTTTTACGATTGTTATATTTTAAATGAAATGTTATCAAAGTTAAGCCAGTTTGAGTCAACGTTGCCTTTTACAACTATATTTCCATCTGAATAGATGCCTAAAACAGCTACTGTATAATTGTTGTTGATTGTTGAAATGTATAATGACTGTGTTGGTCTGAAACCTACTGGTAAAGTTCCTATCACTGTCTCGATCGTAGTTTTTCCTTTATTTGCTGAACCTCTAAAATAAACTACTCCATCAAACGTTTTTGAAAATTGTACATTGTTATACTGTTGATGATGATTCCAACCATTTGCAAGTACGAGATTTTGCCAAGGAGTCGGAGTGCTTTCTGATTTTAGCAAAGCTACATAGTCAGAGTTGTTAGTAGATTTTGATTGTTGCACCAGATAACGCCATGGCCTCCAACTATTATCAAAACCATTCTCTCTGACTGCCATATATCCTGTTGAGGTAGTGAAACGTTGAATACGTTCATGAGAACCTGGATTAGGTCTGAATACCTCTAGCATCCCCCAAGTACCAGAAAAAGGATTATTTTGAGAGCTACCATCTATCCACCATGTTCCAGTCTCTTTCATCGTATTAAAATCCTGTTTGATAAGTTTTCCACATCCATTATTATCAGTTAATCGATATTGCTGGATAGGCATATTTCTAGCATATATATCTCCCAAGACATCCAACGAACCAGCGCCGCCTTGCTCTGCAACTTTACCAATCCCCACGCGCCCATCTTTATCATAGCTCATGACTACACTTTCAGTTGCAACTGTGGCTGTAAATTCTGTACTTGTAAACTTATCAGATAGAGTCCCTATGACCACAAATGACTTGGTTGCAACATAATTACCTGCCATGTTAGCGGCTGAATTATTTAAGGTGTGTTGAGTTGTCCAAATACCTGAAGCGCTACCATGATCAGCTGTAAAATTTGTACTACCTAATTGAGCTACCTTGAATGATAGGGTCATGACATTTTTTTGACTGCCTGATAAAGTAATAGGAGCTATTTTAGCGTTCCTGACAACTTGAATAATGTTAGGCGTTTCACGTGTTCTAAAGGCTGTAAAACTAAAAGCTGGTGCGAAATACTCAATAACATTGATAGTAATATCCCTAGTATCTGATTGCCTGCCTCGACTATCAACAACACTAGCACGTATCGTTGCTGAGCCATTAAAATTCATCATCCCGAGCCTGCCACCGTTTTTAGTTGTAACCTGATTCTTATTTACAATTTCAGCACGATATCCTGTGATAGTAGAACCATAAGCCCCAGATGGGTTGTTAAAGTTGACTTGAATATCAGAAATAATCTGTAAAAAGTTATTGCCGCTCAATAGTTGCCTAGCAACAGTATTCATATCAGTCAATGTAAGCCCAGAAAATGTAGGTTTCACACTGTCCGGTATTTCAAAATACCAGCCGTTTGAATAAACATCATTTCCAATTTGAGTAGTTCCGTTATATGTTCGGACACATATGTCCATCGTGCCATACTTTGCTTTTGTATTATATCTAGCAAGGTCAGTATTAGGTACGAAAGAAACGCTTGTTGCGTGATTTTTCCCTAAGTCAATCCATTCGCTACCAAAAACTCTATACCACACTTGGTGGGTAAATGAGCTAGATTTGCGATCAATAGTGAGAGTGTGGAGACTTCCGAGCTGTCTATTTCCTGAAAGGGCATTGTCGCTTATACTACTAGATCGAGGGATACTTGAAAGTGTGTAATTTGCTGACACGGTAATGTTTCCATGTACTCCGTTGTTTGGGTCAAACGATGCCCATACTGCAAAAGTCTTAGTTCCGTCGCCGTTGTGAGGGATGGTTACTTCTCCAGAGGCGAGAGTCACTTCCTGTCCACTCGTATCGAAATCGAGGTTACTCTTATATACTGAGGCTCCATTTAACCATACGGATAGGCTACTAATATTACCATAAGTCCATGTTCTATAAGCTCCATCCCGGTCAACGGTAGCTTTCCAACTAACTCTAGAGGAGTTGTTAGCGATGTCCTGACTAACTTGTTCAATATAAATATTCAAGTGTAATGGACCGCTAGAATTGATAAATTTAGTCATTTTCTTTTTTAACCTCCTACATATCGTATGACATTCACATCTTTATTAAGATAGTATTGCTCTGTTCTAAAACGCCCAATTTGAACTGATGCGGTGAAAATACCATTATCAATGTTTATTACCCCTTGCGAAATGTACATAACTTCCTTACCTGCAGAAAACATGGAGATCCTATCACTTGATACCTTGATAGTAGAGCTTGCATCATTCTTACCTATAATCAAGCCCTCGTTTGTGCTTTTCATATAAGTATCAATGAATGTTTTAAGATCTGCTAATCCTCCAAATTGAGTTGTCAACAAATCAATTCTTCTTCCTGCTTCAACCAAGTCAGACTCAGATTTTTTTTGACCTTCTGCATTTAATTTTACAAAAGCATTATATGCCTTTTCTAATTCACTAAAAGCCTCCATAGATGCCTTTGCTTTCATTTCAGCCTCTAAAATCTGTGATTTCTCGTTAAGGGCATTCAATTGCTCTTGAGTCAGTGATTGGTCGGCTTTAGAGCCAAGGCTGTCCTCTATATCCTCAGGAGCTGGTATCCAATCAATAGGTACTGTACCAGTATTGACTCTTAGATTTGAAATAATAACAGTACCATCTGAGCCATTCTCAAAATTGAGATACAAGGAAATCTCTTTGATTAGATTGCTTGTCCTACCATTTGAATACGGTTTCCACAACCAAGGTTGTGAATAAGTTCCACTTTTGACTGACGTAGTATCTATGTATTGCTTACCTAAAACTTTATCATTCATAGCGAAATCCCACTGATCAAGCATACCATTACCGTATTTGACAACACGATTAATCCTAAATCCTTTAATAGTTTCAGATGCCAGATAGTCAAAAGTTAAATAAAGTGGTTGAATTGGTAGCCATTTATAGGTAGATTGAGCCAGTGAATAGATTTTACCTTGAGTTCCTATAGTAGGGTTAGATGTCCCTAAAGCAAAATTACGAGCTCCAACTTGTACATTATCAAATAGTGCTGTCCATTTATAGGCTGTTGGATCTTGACTATCTACTTCATTGAAATCCGTCAAAGTACCTAAATAGCGCTTATTTGCGCTATCAGAGGTGCTAAAACCGTCACGGCCATCAGCAGAATTTGCCCATGCTCGATGAAAATACGGTGTTCTACCATCTGCTCCTTTTGCTCCCGGTACACCTTGCGCTCCATCTTCACCTTTCCACTTTGTCCATTTATAAACTGTTGGATTGGTACTATCTGCAGCATTAAAATCGACATACATACCAATATATGGCTTATTGGTATTAGTTTGGCTAAAACCTCCTCCAACTGCATTATCTGCGTAAGCAATATGAGTGTACTGAGTTCTACCGTCAGCTCCTCTAACTCCTGGAATACCCTGGTCACCTTGTAAACCACGTTCTCCTTTTTCCCCATGCACACCAATAACAGTAGGCTCTGTGGTTTTGCTTGTACCGTTTGTGTATAGCTCAACTCGATAATTCCACAAATAACGCTTGTCTGAGGTGATAGCCTGTGACGTAGTTGTCCACCCTGTACTTGCTCTTGTGATACCTGTTGAGACTGTAGTAGCTAAATAGTAATTAGTGACATTAGAAATACCAGTACCATCTGCTCCTTTTATCAACGTCCACTTATACACTCTGTAATCTGTACTATCTGCCTGAGTGTAATCTGTGTATGTTCCGATATACGTTTTGTTTGTACTGTCGGTAGTTGAGAAACCTTGTGAGCCGTTATTTGATGTGGCGTAAGCTATGTGTAAGTATGGTGTCCTACCATCTGCGCCAGCCTTACCTGCCACACCATTTGCACCATCAGAGCCTTTTACAAGTGTCCAATTGTAATCGGATGGAGTAGTGCTATCAGCGCTATTAAAATCAACATACATACCGATGTAAGCTCTATCAGAGGCACTTACAGAAAAATCCTTAGTTCCATCAGCGCTATTGCTGTAAGCTATGTGAGTGTATTGAGTGCGGCCATCTGCCCCATTTCGACCAGGTAACCCTTGTTCACCTCGTACGCCTTGCAAGCCATCTAAACCACGTTGTCCTGGTTCTCCTTTATCGCCTTTTTCTCCCTTGTCCCCTTTTACTTTAGCCCACTTGTATTTTTTAGGGTCTGTACTATCGTTTGGTTCAAAGTCTGTATAAATACCAATATAGAGTTTATTGATTGAGCTATCAAGACTAAATCCATCTGTTCCTGTTGCATTATTAGCCCATGCTGTATGGACATAAGGAGTACGGCCATCTCTCCCTGGAGTTCCAGGTGTACCAAGTTTTCCATCAACGACATTAACAAGCGATATCTCATCAACAGCAACCTCTTTATTTCCAATGTAAGCTGCAACTGTCAGAGTGACTGTATCGGTTACATTTGAGCCTCTAACCAAGTAAGTCATCCCTGTTGTTACTTCTCCATCGAGCGCCCAACGCCAAGTAACACCAGCTACGACTGGTTTCCCTCCCTTGTATAAGGTTGGGGTTACTAGACTTTGGCCGATCTGATTTTTAAAGATAACACCATTGTCCGTTGATAATTTGATAGTATATGGTTTAGCAGCTTCAAACAATCTCTCAAAAGCTGCTTGGATGCCTTTAGATAGGTTGTTTGTTAGAGCTTTGAAATTTGCAAAAGTTGTCTTATTCCTATTTGGATTTGTAAAACTAATTTTTTGCTCTAAAACTCTTGCTCGAACCATGAGAGTTGGATTAAATCCATCATCATTAATTTTAACAGTATCCCCAATCTCGACATCCACAAAACCATCAACATCATATGTGATAGCTGGGTAGCAATGTTTTTTCAGTTCATTATATGCTAGACGCCTTAATTCATTAGGGTTATCAGTATCATAGCTAAAATCTTTTCTTATGTACTGATCTAGTTCACCTGTTGAATTTGTGAAAGTTGACGGATAAAGTTGCATAGAGATAGGAGCAACAAGATGAGCTCCTAATTGATAAAACTCACAAATCCCCTCCTTGTTGTACTTTTTCCATTCATCAAGTCCTTGTATGGTAACTACTTCTTCAACTTCTTCACCAGAACCATTTTTAACCCGTCTTTTACCAGTTGGACGGATTGAGTTAAAAACACCAGTCTTATCAATCGTACGCTTAATAGATTTCAGGTTTTTACCATAAGTTAATTGAATATCATCTCTGATACGACCAACCCCTTGATGATTCTCATCATACTCGCGATACACATTAACCTTAAAAGATTTGATTGAACTATCTGCGTTTAATTTTGTATCAAAATCAATTTCTGCATCAAATCTAGTAGCAAGACTGAGTAAACGAGCAAGTTTTGTATCTTGTCCCTCCCATTCAAGCGTACGTTTTTGGTCTGAAATCTCATTAATCCCAATTGATAGATGAGTATAATTCAACAAATCCATAACTTCGCAATACTCTTTGAAAGACATTGCCCTATCAGCTTTATATGGGTTAGCATACTCATTAATCAACTCAAGATTAAGATTTTCGCAATAACATTTTATGGTTTTCTCATTTTCTTCAATCGACATCACGCTAAAAACATAACTCTTGCCGTGATACTTGAATGAAACAAAGGCTTTCTCATTCAATTGATTGTATGCTTTCTTTTTCGTTGTATCAGATTTGATTGCTTTTTTAAATACAGTAAATTCAAAAGTTGACGAACCTGTTTCTAAACTTCTTGTCCAAGTATCATCGTAATAATTTAACGTACCTTGTTTTTCGTTATCAATAAATGCTACCTTTTGTAAATTTGCATCATGGATTGTCAAAAGCATCTTATATCCACCTCTCTTCAAATGCGATTGTTACAGTTGGTTTTTTCTTAACGAAACGTGAAAAATATAACTCTAATTGAGATTTTCCTGGAGGAATTGATGGCCAATGTGAACCGTCTACAACTTCGCTTACTTTAGATATCCCATCAATATACACACTATCGTCCTCACTGTTGATTACAACATTTGAACCTGTTGGATAGCGATTAGGAATGTCTCTACTCTTTGTCACAAAGTCTTTTCTATACATGAACTCATCAACATACATATGTGATATAAGAGGCCAATCTCTGAGTGCTCCAAGCGTGATATGAATTTTTGCTGATTTTTTCCCTTTTAATTCAGGGACAAGATAATCATAATGAGAACCGTCAAAAAAAACTTGAACTCTGTCATCGTTTCTTTTCAACTCTGTCCAGCCCTTTTCTGCGCTGAATGGATCAAGTTTACCTACTTGAGCCCCTGTCCCAGTAAAATACCACCATTTTATAAACTTGTATCCGCCCTTCCCATCAGTAGTGAAAAAGCTATACTCACAATCCAGTGTCTGATATCGCTTATATGTTTCTACTCCATACAAGAAATTACCATCAGTGTCAGATACAGTAACCTTGATGAAACCATATTGGTTAGCGACAGCTGCCATAAAAACTTGTCTCCAAAGCAGATAGTCATTCAATGAACCAACTTCTCCGCTACTATCAGCAGGGATAGTCCATGTCAAACTTTGTGCATTATTTCGATTTTTTTCAACTGTACCACGGTTTGATAATTCGATATGATTACGCCCCCACATACTTGTTGTACTCAAAGTGCCAACAAGGCGCTCCTTATTATCATTTGTTACAGCTACTCCTTTAGTTCCATTTTGAAACCCTTTTAGAATATTAGCCCCTCTATAATCTATCAATGTTTCAGAGTCTCTGTACTTTTCAGTATCAGCCTCTTCACGATTCCCTAATTCAAACGCTGCTCTGTTGTTAACAACTCCAATGTATCCATTCTCTGAGTTGTGTTTAATTCTAATAATTGGATAAGCTGGCTCTGTTCCTGTATTTGTTAAATTAAATACTATCCTATCCGGTGCGCTTGTTTCATTTGTATCGATATCAAAATTTTTTAAAGTCGTGCTGTGAGCCACGCCATCAGGAATTATTATTTTTAACTCCGAGCGTTGAAACCATCTTGTCAAGTTTTCTGGGGTGATTTCATCCACTGGTAATCCCATATAGTATTTGTCTGGCTCATCACCATAAGTAATCTTTACTGGCTCTAAAACGTTTAGAACGCCTGCCAAATCATGCTTTAATTGTTCCATTTCAATTGCATTTGTGGTTTTGATGTCAAATTTTATGGTATGCTCTTTCTCGCCACGTTTCACTTGCTGAATATTAACCCCCAATAAAGGAGCGTTATCTGTTGATACGCTCCTTTTGTTTCCAATGGGGCGGATAATATCTTTTATTCTAAAGAAACGCGACATATCAACACCGTTGAATGTCATTTCTTTTGTCATGTAACTATCCCTCTCATTCTATTTTTTACCCTAGTATTGTGAGTTTGTGCATTAGTGTAAGCATCGATAGTACCTCCAACTAATTCTCCGGTTTCAAGCACAATGTCAGTTGATTTATTAACTAATTTGTCACCTATCCTTAGCAATTCATCAAATACGGTCTTTTGGTTGTTGTCTTTCACCTCAACACTTGCTTTGACCGCTTTTTCAAGATCTGATTTAACTTGTACGACCTTAGACAACTTAGTTTTACCAACACCAATAATATCCTCTGCTTTATAGCTAAACGCCTGTATATTGTCATACATGCCAACCATAGCTTTATCAACATATTTGGTGTTCTTCTCGATACCAACAGCAACCCCCATTGGCAAGAAACGACCAACGCTATCTCTAAATAAACGTGATGGTGAATGGATTTTGGCTTTAGCTCTTGCTGCTCTCTCCGCTTGTGCTACCAGCGCATCAGCTGCTGCTGTAACAGCTCCTAATGCCGAATACATACCTTGAGCAAGCCCCTGCCCAATCATTGAGCCAATGCTACGCATTGAACCAACACCAGACATGCCAACAGACCTTACAGAATTCATTAGAGCTTTCATAGCTCCTTGAGATTGTCCGATACCTCCCCTAATACCTTGAGCGATATTCTGGGCTGTTTGTTGACCAATTTGGCGACCTTGTGACCCCATCTGACTACCAACTGATTTAATAACAGATAGAATAGCTTGCATAGATGATTCCACTTGTCCACGCATGCTATTAAAAGCTGAAATTACAGCTTGAGTGCTAGTTGACATGCCTGTTACTTGGGATGAGGCACTAGTGGCACTAGAGCCTACTTGTATAAATCCTGATGATACAGTCGCTAAAGCCGTACCAACAATCATGACCCAAGAACCCAACATAGTAAATGATGTTCCTGCCATCATCAATGCTGGTGTCATGGTCATAATTTGGGAGTTAAACATAGCGATTGGGGCATTTATTGCCACTAATCCTGCCACGCTACTTAAAATCTGTGCTGTGAAAATAGTAAAGCCAGATACCGCCATTGTCATAATAGATGGTAAAAGACCTAAAGTTGTTGACAACAATGTTATCTGAGTTGAAAAATTCGTAAGCCCTGTAACTGCCATCATAGATGATGTAGCAACTAAAGACATAGATGTCCCTATTGTTTGAAAAGAACTTGAAATTCCAGCAAAGCCAGAGCCAAGATTTGTAATCGCTGCATTAAGTTTCTCAATGTCACCAGTAAATCCAACTAAGTTCCCTGCATAAGATGCTGCACCTAAACCTGTAACAGCTGCTGCTAGTGCTCCAACTCCTGCTGCAGCATTCATAATGCCACCTGCATTGCTAGCAATCTTAGCTAGTGAGTCACCTATTTGGGTGAACGAGTTCCCAACTGACTCAATTACACCTTTAATTCCATCTAATACAGTTCTAATGGCCTCTCCAACACTCTTAAATACATTTGCTACACCCTCAAGAGCTGTTTTAATCGCTGTACCGAAACTCTCAACAACTCGTGCAGCACCATCAAGGGCTGTTTGCAACCCTTGACCGATACCTTGAGCCGCTGTACTTATAGCTTGGCCTGTTGCTGTGATTGCTCCCTCTGCATTCGCAAAAGCATTTACAAGTATTGAGAGGCCGTATGCTGCAATAGCAATCCCTGCACCAATTAAAGCAACTGATGCTCCAAATGCAAGTATCCCAACAGCGCTAGCTGTCAAAGCTGGCCCCAACAAGGCAAATATACCTGCTAATACAGCTATACCAACTCCAAGGCCAAGCATTGCCAATTGGGCACTTGTTCCGGCATTACCTAGTTCTATTGCTGCTTGAACTAATATATAGATACCACCAGCAACTAAAGCCACACCTGCACCAACCATTAGCATTGCAGCCCCCATTGATAGCCATTGGGCAGGGCTGGCCATTGATGCCGCTTGACCAAAACCTTGGGCAACTGTTGAGATAGCTGTTGCCAGTCCTTGCAGTACTGTTGAAATACCTTGTGAAATAGATGTGATAAGAGAACCAAGCCCAGAAAAGACTTGCTCTATGATACCTTTAGATTGAGTCGCTGATGCTCCAGCACCATCAAATGCCTCCGTAGCATTCTTTTTGAATAGTTTGAACGGATTGAGTTTCCCAATGATATCAAAACCTTTGAATTTAGATAACAAAGTCCCTAATACTGGTAGTAACAGCGCAAAAATAGATGGATCTATTCCAGACAAGAACTCTCCAATCTTGCTTGCGATTTTACCGATTGCCTCAACAACTTCATTAACTTTATTCCTAAAATCTTCACTAGTGGTATATGCTTGAATAAACCAACCGATTAAAGCACCAATACCTGCAATAGCAAGACCCCAAGGATTGGACAAAGCTATTTTTAACAACCCAAAAGCAGTTTTTAGGCCAGTTATAGCCTTAGTTGCAATTGATACTGTTTTAAATGCTGCAACCATCCCAATTACAGCACTAGCAATTGTTCGAATAATACCAGGTGGTAACGAGGAGATAAATTCAGCCCCTTTAGTAGCAGCATCTGCAAGAAACTTAACCACCTCACCTAAAGTTTTAGCAATCTTATCAAAATTTTCTCCACTACCATCTAGAGATGAAAAGACATGACCTATTGCATCTTTCACCGCATTAAAAGCTCCAGCTACTGCTGTTATAGCTCCCGTATCTTTGAAACTAGACAAAAAGCTACCAACTTTGTCAAAGGTTTTCATGATATTGTTTACCATTTCCTCTGGCAACATCTTTTTCAATCCTGCCTCTAGCTCTGGCTTTGCTGATGCTAAAAATGTTGAGATAGCTTTTGGCAAAGATTTGAAAGCATTACCTACCATCGGTATAAAGTTTCTAAAGATAAATGTTGATGCTGTTTTAGCAAGGTTCTCTAGTGGTTTGCTAATATCTCCACCTGTGGTAAGGTTTCCTAAGAAATCCTTAAATGCAGCTTGCATAGATGCAAAAGATCCAGAAAATGTTTCAGATGCCTCTTTAGCAGTAGTACCAGTAATCCCTAATTTCTTTTGTACAACCGAAATTGCTTTAACCATGTTCGCAAATGACATATCGCCCTCATCTACGGTCATATTCAATTCCTCTTGTACATCTTTGTAACTAGCAGCATCTTTTATTAGCCGTTGCATCTCTGCTTTTGTTCCACCATAACCGAGTTTTAGGTTATCTAGCATTGCATAGTTACCACGCGCTAACGACTGGTAAGTTTGAGTAATGAGTTTCATATCAGAACCCATCTTGTTTGCGTTGTCTGACATATCTGTCATTGCTGTATTCGCTAACTCAGCAGCCTTTGCTGTATCTCCTCCCAAAGAAGAAATCAAGCTAGCAGAAAATGATGTTACATTTTCCATATACTCATTAGCTGATACTCCAGCTGTTCTAAAAGCCTCATTAGCATACTGTTTAACAGTCCCAGCTGAGTCTTTGAAAAGTGTCTCAATACCACCAATAGATTGTTGTAATTTTGCTCCCTCGTCAATCGCTGATGAAAAAGCGCTTTTAACTCCTCCTGTGAGTGCACTAATTCCACTCATCAATGCTCCACTAACTAAGTTTGCTCCTAAAACTGATTTAAAAGCTGAACCTAGCCCACCTAATGATGATTTCAGACTATTTATATCCCCTTGGGCTTTCTTCCCATCCAAATCAACCGCAATGGTTACTTTACCGTCTGCCATGTTCTACCTCCTTTCTTTATTAAATATTTGGCAATGCGTATTGCTCCTGCAGTTCACGCATTTTTTGTTTTTCTTTTGAACTTTCCCCTTTCGAGGGTTTCCACGCTCTAATTTTCATTACCTCAACAAACTTTGTTCCATCTGGTAAACCAGACAATAGGGCGTTGAACTTCTGCCAATGCAATTTCCCTTGTTGCTCAATCAAATCAATGTTATAGGCTTGCATAAACGATGAAAAAATGTACTCGCCATCATATTTGATATTAAACAAGGGCTTATCATCGTGATCTTGGGCATCTTTAGTTTTTTTAGGCAATACATTGCCCTCAATATCATACCTATCAACCTCATCAATAGCCCTAGTAACCTGTATGTGCTTTTCAAATATATCTGCATAGATAGCTAACGCCTGCCTTGTATCCATATCCTTAAAAGTTACATCATCGGTTAATTTTGCTAGAGCTAGTTTTGGTTTAAGTTCTACTGGGATATGTCCTTTACCCCACATATCAAAAATCCATAACACCCTATCAAACGATAATAAAAGCTGATACTCTTTGTTATTAAGTACCAGCTTGTCATCCATTTTTTTGGAAATATCAAACATTATTCAGCAAGATACTTCTTGAAATTTTCATCGTTTAGTTTCTTCTTCCATTCTTTTTGAATTGTTGCTGAAACCTGTAAGAATACATTGAGATAATTCCAAGTGTTTTCACCAGCTACCTCATAGATTTTTTGAGGGGCATCCTCATCAAACATTGCTACAAAGAACTCATCAACCATAGGTTTTAGAGCTTTACGCCCCTCTTTGTCATTCATGTTCTCTGCATCTTTCTGATAAGCGCCTACCTTATCCTCTAGCTCTACAGCCTTATCTTGAATTTGAGCATCTTTTTTATCGGTTGCTCGATAATCAAGACTAAACTCTCCAAAATCAAATGACAGAACTTTGCTGCCTAAATCAATTACTGTTTTGTTTGACATGATAATTTCCTCCAAAATATCTATTAGTTATGCGGTGGACTATCCACCAATTCCAGCTTCAACTGGTTCTTTAATCCATTTGATCGTACAACCAAATTCTTCATACGCTGTTGCATCGCCTGCCCCTGCTTTGATTTCAGAAACATTGGCAACTTGTGTATAAGTTTTCTTGCCGTCAGCTGTAGTTACTCGATGCCATACGCGGCGTGCCTCACCTGTTTTGTAACGCATAGCGGCAATCATCGCTTGAGCTGCATCCTCTGGATCATAGATTCCCTCAAATGAGTAACCACCAACGACAGTAAGTACAGTTTCCTCTGGTGTACCGTCTCCATCGTAGTAACCAGTGTCATCTGTATCTTCATCCGTTTCATCATCAATAGTTTCAATGTACTTAGCAAGTCGTTTCCAAGCCTCTGTGCCAGGTACAACTGCTGGATTTTTAGGGTCAAATGGCGCAATTTCGTGTTTGCGCTTGGCATTTTTTTGACGTACCATTATGTCATCCTCCTGTTATTTCTAGTTTTGCGGTTACTTGCATTGAGTAAACAAAATAACCTTGTTCATCCTTGCCATTTATTCCTGGTTTGTCCACTTTCAATGATAAGAATGTGTAAGAGTTGTCTGTACTAGGCAAATCAATATCAAACGATGATAAATCTCCGTTAATGAGCCAGATAGTATCAATTGCTACTGCATTTGATTTACTCTTTACAGCAATCTCAAATGGTAGTGATACTTCCCTAGTGCCATCCATGTACTCTTTGTCAATAGTTCCACCACTTAAAGCATTGATAACTAAATCATCCTTATCATCTTCAAAATAATCTAGCCTTGCTTTTAATGGCAATTTTGTGATGTTGTTAATATGTGCCAGTAGCACATCTTGAAAGTTTTTGTTGTTTTGCATTATCTGATACCCATTCCTTTAATAGCCGCCTTTTTTAGCTTGTCTATGTTTGCTTTTAACGGTTTATCCCATCTGCTACCAGTACCAGAAGTTGTATATTTCCTAAAAACAACAATCCCATTAGTACCGTGGAACTGTGCCCGAGCATAAACCGTGTTATAACTCACATTTCCATTGGGCTCTACACGTCCAGAGGCTCTTAATGCCCCTCCACCAGCCCTAAGAGGTACAGAGCTATCCATAATAAGCAAAGCCTCACTACCTGCAGCAATCTTGCCACGTTGCATAGCTTGAGGTGATACTTTTTTCTCTACCCCTGCAAGATCAATGCTCACTCTGACATCTGCCATTATGTAACTTCAACCTCATAGCTAAAAATTCTCCCATTAAGGTAATTGGGTTGATAACCTACCACAAGGTAATCACGCGCCCCATCATTCATAACTGCACCCAGCCAACTATCATCAACTGTCACATTCACAAACTTAGGGTAAATGTAAACAACGCCTGCTTTCTGTCTAGTTTTAGAGTTGTTAGTACCTGTAACAACCACCGACCTATCAAATCTTACCGGTTTAATATCCAATGGCTCAGAGTACTTGATATCTCCATAGTTATCTTTTCCCTCAACCTTACGAACCGTAACAACATCTTGTAATAAGCGTTTATCTATCATAATCAACTCCCACAATTAAGCTAAATCCAGCTTGTTTCAGGGCATTTTCAGCATCAAAGCAAAGGTTGAATTGTTGGCCTGCTGAAAATCGTTGTTTATTGCCGTAATTAATTGATGTGCGACCGATAGAAACGCTTGCCATGGTTTGTTTTTCATCAGCTGTCATGATGCCAGAGTTGTTCAAATAATCAATCTGAAAGCCCATAGCTAGCTTTACAGCAGATTTGCGATACTCAGCCTCTTTCTCAAAGTCAATATGTTTTTGATAAATTCCTTGAGTATAGAGATTGATAGCAATTTCTGCTCGTTTAGCTAACTTCTCAAAATCCACTACATCATCAAAGCCTAAGTCAGTAACAAACTCATCTTTTGTTAAATAAGTCATGCGTAACCTCCCTTAAAAATAAAGGGTGTTGCCACCCCTTATTTATTCAGTAGCATCAGCTTGTTCAGATTGTGTGGATACATCTTCTACAAGCTCTAAAACTGCAGCGACATCCGTAAATGTTTGCTTGAGGTCTTTATTGACTTGATCGGCATAATTCTGTTCAAGCTCAACAAATTCTCCCTCTTTCACATAAATACCAGGTGTCTTTAAAATTAGGTTTTTAATTGCTTTATACTTAGCCATTATTTTTCACCTTTATCCTTAGTTTCATTTGGTGTTTCAAGCTCACTACCATCTGCCACCAATTCCTCAAAGCCATCTGCCATAAGTTGCGCCTCAAGCTCACTACCCTCTTGCACGGTATAAACTTGATTTTCTTTGATGTATTTCTTCATCTACTACCTCCTATGCTGATTTATGTGAAACGTAAACCCCATCTTCTTGAGATTTCAAGACAAACAAATCATGATACAAACGGTTTTGGTATAGGTAACCATCACCCTCTGTGTGTTGCCCAGGAGCAAAGAGATAGATAGAGTTAAATTTGGCCTTAGCAATGATAGCTGTCTTAGCCACGATCAAGAAATTGATATCTTTACCGCCACCAGCTTTCACAAATCCAGTTGTGAAATCAAATTGAGTTTTGAAACGTGCATCATCCC